AGCAGCCCCTGGGAAAGCTGTAGTATTGTCAGCAGTTACAGCAAGTGTGGTCAAACGATTACGAATAAAGTTGCTTGTAGAAGCTACTCCATCATCTTTTGCTGCAATACCGCTTCCTACTTGTCCATCTCCAATAGTGAACGCATTATCTGCATCATTATCGAGATAAATTGTATCAAGAAGGGGAGTGCCTGGAAGTGCTGTTACAGCTAAACCTGCTCCGTATACAACAGTGTTTGCAGTCTCATCTACAATGTTTTTAGCAAAACCGCTCCACTCAATTGTAGCAATACCGTCTACGTCGAAGGTAATATTTGCTTCGTTAACACAAGCTGCGTCTAGCTTGTATACAACAGGCTTTACTGAGTTTGTTTCCATTACAAAATAAAGCTCAATACCGTGTAAGACTGATCGGTTAGACTCAGCAAAAGTAATATCAAGATCCGTTGCATCAGTAACAGTAACAGGGTTGTCACTAAACTTATCACTCAGGAAAGCGTCACCAGTAAATTGATCTGCCCCAGCCATTTGCGCCCAGAGGATTTCTTCAACTGCGTGAATATTTCCCGAGGTGTAATCACCGCTTGCGTCAGCCGCGAAAGGTCTAACGTAAGTAGAGAAACTCCACTCTGCAGGTGCGAGAGAATCATTAAAGAGTCTGCGACCACGACGACTCTTAAAAGTAGTTGCATCCTCCATTTCCGCCAGAGTAATCTCTGAGGTGTTGTTCGCTTGTGAGAAACTAAATCCGTCTAAGATTGGCAATTCAAATGCTGCTGAAGGTGTCGTTGAAGTTACACCTGAGCTAACATTACGAATTACAGCAAAAAGCTTCGTATCGCGACTAAAATATAAATTAGATGCCATAGTTTAATCTCCTATGCTTGAAAAGACTTGGACGTGAACGTTTGTTCGTGCCAGCATTTTCTAATATCGAACCTCTAGAAGCATTTCGCCTACTCCTAAAGGCTCTAGCACCCCCTCATCAGTATCAATGCTGAGAATGGTGATTTGTTGTGTATGCTGAACGGCCCCTTGCCGATCAGTATACTGTAAACGTGAATTATCTTCAACTACAGTTTCTACGTCTTCTAGTAATCTATCAAGAGCGTCTACTGCGTCTTCTTCCCGGACGTAAATACGTACTGTTACACTTAAAAAGCGGTCTTTATATCCTCCGCCTTGATAATCTCTTGTCTCTGATCCGGCATTTAAATGAATAGCCGGAAAGTCTTCTACCTCGTCCCAGAATTTGAGCCGAGGAGATACATTCTCATAAACGTTGCTTAAAAAATTACCTGTTCCGTTTATGTTCTTAAACTTTGTTACGAGAGCATCGACAATAGACTGTCGACGAGTTGCGTATGCTCTATTACTCATTATACTCTCCTAGTATACAGTCTTACAGTAACAAGTTGTGCTGCTATCTCTCTGATTGATCTATCAATAACTCTTCGAGGATCTCGATCAACACTTCCCTGAGCAAATCCCGGCTCAAATGTTTGATAAGGACTTTTCATATATGTATAGCCTACACTTGGAAATCCCTTTGTAGTAGGCACTACTTCTGTTACCTTTACTGAACTTGCAAAACGTCCCGTTCTATATACAAGTCCTGGACGTCCCATATTCTTTGCTACAGTATTAGGGAGTTCTCTGTTAATCAACTCTATAAATCTTAAGAGCGATATTGCACTGCCTCCTCCTGCTGTTGCTGATGTTCCGCTTTTTCTACCTCCACCTCTTTTTACTGCTGCTAAAGGTAGAGCGCTATTTACAACGCTACTTTTCTTTGATTTTCTACCACTAGTGGCGGTTCTTTTAGTAGCTTTTGGCTTTTTAGCTTTAGTAACTTTTACATTCTTGCTACGGGCTTTTCCAAGTTCTGTCATTACACTATAGTTTACTTGCTTTACTTTGAACTCTTCTATGGAGTCTGACCCTTTTAGCTTTTGTATAGGCTCTTTACTTTGTAACTTTAGTAACGCGTCTCTTATCTGTCTTTGAAACTTTGCTTTTTCCTGTCCTGATTTAAACCCAGCTTCCTGGTTTTCTACTCTGCTTTGTGCAAATATAGAGTGAGTATCTGTTTTATCATCTCTTACAAAGCCTAGATCAATGTCTAAAACCCCCAAATTGGGTATTAAATTATCTTTTGTTGTTTGACGAGTATAATTCTGATTTATCGCAGTATCAATTGCATCGGCCATACGAGACTCTAAAATACCTTGTCCTTCTTCGTGCCCTCCCTCAATTAAATCAGATCCGTATTTTATTTCTTTATCAGTTTCCACCATCTTACCGGTGCCCCTGTTGTTTTGGTCTCTTGCTTCTCTTGTTTTATTTAACCGCTTACTATAGTTTTTCTTTAAATGTTCATTTAACTCTAAAACAAATGTATTAACCTCGTTCCTATATAACTTTTTTAACTTATCGAAATTATCATAGTTTTGGTCTTGTTTAAAGTTCTTTTCTACAGCTAGTGTAACTTTTAAAGAATGCTGATTTCTTCGAATTAAAACTCCTCGAGTTTTTTTAAACAATTTTGCATTAGTAGAACAAGCTTTAAGTATATCCCCTGCCCCTTTGTGCATGAAGTTTTGTAGTTCTTGAGAGTTAAACTCCTTCTCCAAACCTCTAACCTTAAATTCTTTTCTAAGTGCCTCTACAAACCGATTTGCATTGAATGTAAAAGACATTTCACGCTTGTCAGCCGCTTTTCTATAAGTCTTGCTGGATCTATAAAGTTCTTTGTCAAGTTTAGTTAAAAATTTTATAAGACTTTGACGACTCACGGATTCAATTTATAGAGATCGAGAACTCGCTTGATGTGGTCTGGAAAAGCAGGGCTATTTCTCATGCTAGACTCACCCGTCTCTCTTGTAGCACCTGATAATGTCTGTCGAGTTTTATACTCGTCTTTTGCGTAGAACGTAATTAAGTCTACCACTGCAAGCTTTAAATCTAGGGGAGTATCAGAATACCCTGCAGTATATGTAATTTTTACAGCGTTTGGACCTTGAGGCCAGTTTTTATAAGTGCTTCCGTCTGTTCTAATAAGACTATCTGTTTTGTCATCAACGAAGTAATCACTTGAGGGCACCGCTAGATAAGCTTGTCCGATTTGGTCTCTTACTTCTACAGAAGAAACAGTTAGTATAGGACTTTCGGTTAACTGAATTAAGTAAGTGCTGTAATCCAAAGTAAAGTACTCTACTTTTGGGGTTGTATAGTAGTCTACTATACTATTAGCACAGTAAGTTTTTACTAATTGACTTATAGAAGGAACAAGCAGCTCAAGTTTATCATCGTCTTTAGTAGACGAGATTCCTTGAAAAGTTTTATAATCATCTAATGTAATTAAATCTGTCATAGAAGTCAATTAGTAAAAACTTGGGGAGGAAACCTCCCCAGTTTATTTAGCTTAAAAAATTAAGCAGTAGTTACAACCTTAACACAAGCGCGATCACCTACGGCATCAGCAACAAGGCGGTTGAAGCCAAGGTTCTGAGAACCGACGATAACACGACGTTGACGTGCTACCTCGTAATCTTGCTCAACCGCTACACCACGGAGACGTGGGATAACGAAGTTACGACTTGCAACTGCATAGGCAACAGAACCGCCAGCAGCATCTGACTCAAAGTTATCAGAGATAACTACGGGAGAACCGTAGACAGCACCGATTTGGCCAGTTACTTTAGTAGCAATGTTTGAGCCTACGTCTGTGATGTCAGCAAATGCTGGATCAGCAATCAGATCATAGTAGTACTTCTGAGAAACAACATAAGTTACATCTGCAGGATTTAAACCATACTTACCCATGTCTTTACGTGCGCCGAGAAGAAGATCTGAAGTTAGAGTTGTTGAGTTACCAGCAGCAATGGTAGCACCATCAAGGTCGATAGCTCCACCTGTAGAGGTAGTAGCAGAGCCCTCAAGGCCAACAATCTTGCCAGATTCGCCGTTCAAGACCATGTTGTCTACTGCACGAGCGTGTGAACGTGCAATTGACTCTACAAGCATAGGCATCAAGTTAATAAGAACTTCCTCATCAACAATGTTATCCATGAAAGTAGTAGAGATCAAACGGAACGCTTGCAATACAACCTGTGAAGGCTCATACGTAGCGCCAGCTACCTGAGTGCGGTTCTCAAGATCAGAAGTTGGATTGCCGTTACCATCCTTAGGAGTGCTAGTCTGGAAAGATGCCAAGTTAGTATCTGTCTGAATTGGCATAACCATAGACTTGCCGTTCATCTGAATTTCACGGAATAAAGAAGCAAGACGGAGCTCGTTCATAACTTCCTTCTCAATTGCTTGAGAAACAGTAGTAGCAATGTTAGGGAACTCAGCATCAGCGCCTACGACAGTTCCGCCGTCGTTAGGGTATGTAAGACCTGCTTTTTGGAAGATATTACGTGCGTAATCAGTGTTCCAGCCTTTACCTGTGAATACACCTAAGAGGTGTCCATACATAAAGTCTTTTGCGAATTCAGAAGCGACATTAGAAGAGCGGTCATTGCCAGCGAATACACGCTTAGACTCACGCATCTTAGTGATTTCTTCATTCTTCTCTTCGAGTTGTGTCTTGAAAGAAGCAATTACTTCTTCAATTTTCGCATCTTTCTCAGACAACTTAGCTTCGACATCCGCCATAAGACGCTCTGCGCCTGACTCGATACCTGTGCGAATAGCTGACTCTTGTGCAGTTTTAGCTGCTTGAGCTTGCTCAACTTTCGCCATTTCTTCAGCGGCTGCTTTCTCAGCGGCTGCTTTTTCTTCGGCCTGCTTCATTGCGATTTTTGCAGCAGTCTCATCTGCTACCTTCTTCGCGAATGCTTCCAGGTCGATTTCGGGAGTATTTACTTCCGACATATTGATCTCCTTTTGAACCATTTTGGTTTCATCCGGTGTGTCACTAGCTATTAATGAATCTTCATCCTTAGCCAGAGACTGACCGGCTAGATCTACACTATTTTTAAAAGTTTTCTTGAATTCTTCATACTCGTCCATAGAGTCAAAAGATTTCGCCAGAGAGAAAGTGGCTGCTTGGTTACAAGGTACCGATACTACTGATACTTCGAACAACTCAGCGTCCTTAATCTTTAATCCGTCGGTTTCCGTTAGGTAATCAGCATCCTTGACTCGGAAACCAACAGAAAATGCTCCAAGAATGCCTTCTTTTACAAGCTGCGCGACATGATCTGGCGCAGACTTAGAAATTTTAGCCTTTAGTTCGAGTCCGTTAGGAGTTACTTTTAACCCCGTAGCTCGGCCAATAGGCTTATCGTAGTTGTGATTGAAAAGAATAATTGGATTCTTCTCAAAGTTGTTTAGCCCACCTTTAGTCCATGCTTCGTGGTCGATAGTATCTCCAGCACG